TTAATCTCTTCTATCTCTAATACATGTTGTACATAATCAATCATAAAATATACCTCTTATTTCTTCTGTACTAAAATATTTTAAATCATCTTTTAATGCTTTAACATGTACATTTTGTAAGCCATAGGATTTTAATTCATTAGCAACATCAAATGATTTTGTAGTTGCATCCCTATCTAGTGCTACATATATTTTATCATAGGATTTTAAATATTGTTTATGAGATTGCTTTAATGATGTACCAAGTATAGCTACACCTGTAAGTATATTAGATACTGCACAAGCTGAAGCACAATCTTCTACAATAACTGCCTCGTTATGTCCATGCAATCCACATTTAAAAGGTGTATCTTTATTTCCATACATGTACCATTTAGGATAGGTTGCTGAACTTAATGCTCTACCTACTGCACCTACAAACTCATGTGCTTTCTGCTCGTGCCTAATCATAAATACAACTCTGTCTTGTTTAACATCATACTTAATATCTGCTCTACCCCATGCCCATGCTTCCCAACAATTATTTTTATGGATATACTGTCTGGCTTTATCATTTGAATCTAATATCTTAAAGCTATCAGGCACATAGAATTCTGTATTTAAATTTTCTTCTTTCTTTTTAAATGTACTATTAACATAGTTCATATCTTTTTCTCCTTGATGTTTTCCTTTAGCACTACAAGATGTATGAAAACAATACCAACCAATGTTATTGCTGGTTGTATCAACTGATAGTGTATTTTTATTATGGCAAAATGGACAATCCATTCTTATCTGTGTATCAGGTGGAACAAATAATCCTTGTACTACTTCTAGTTGTTGTTTATAATTCAAACCCATTCTCCTAATATTAATTTCTTTTCTTTTTCTGTCTCTAATTCCTCATAGGTTAGCATATATCTACCTTTAGCATAGAAGTTACCATCATGCTCTACCTTCATTAGCTTTTCATTTAAGTATAATGCTGTTGAGTTTTCTATTTCTTCAATCGTTGGTTCATTTTCAAATGGGATTATTCCTACTGCTTCTATCCCCATGCCAACTAGACGAACTTTATATTTTTTCATTATTATTCCTATATCATACTTTCTTCTTTTTGTCAAGTGCTTTTCGTTCTTTTGCTTGTCTAACAGATTCTTTATAAGATTCTTCTAATTCTTTTTTTTCTTTTTCTGCTTCTTCACGAAAATCTTTGCGTAGTTTTGCATAGTGCTTTGGGTGCTTCCATTCAAATGTCATTTAGTATTTCCATTAGTTAATACATGCTTAAGTATTGTTGTTGTTGGATCTACATCTAGAGATTTACAGGATAGTAGACATAGGAGTGTTATTAGTATTAGGTATTTCATTTTGTTTTCTTCCATTTGTTATATCCTTTTACCCAATCTTCTTGTGGGATTTCTTTTTCTTCCTCATTAGTTATATCATTTATTTCAATATTATATCTTTTACCATCTAATTCGAATGCAAGATCAGCACCACTAAAATCTAACCAAGTACCACAATCTGTAACATTACCTTTTAATTTTTCTTCTACACAATCTTCTAGTGTTCTTCTTATGTTGTATATGTCTGGTAGTTTTTTATTCATTATAGCCTACCTTTTCTTTCTGATCTAGGTTTGTAGGGTAGTTTAACTACCTTACTACTTGGATTACCTTTACGGCTTGTCCATTCTATTGTTACTTCTTCTGCGTCACCACCTTGAAATTTTTTAGTGGCTTTTTTTAAACTCATAGCTTCAATTTTTTTTTCAGGTTGTCCTGCTGGTACTGTAAATGTATATGTTATCATTTGTTCTCCTGTATTATTTCAAACGAGATTGGCTTGAGTACTCTAGCATCATATATGTGATATTCTTCATCATCAAAGTAATGATCAAACTTATTCATAAAGTTTGCAACTTTATCTAGATGTTTATTGATTACTAAGTATCTAATATTATTTGCTACCATCCATACACCCTCAAAACCAATATCTGTATAAACATCTTTAGTTTTAAATTTTCTTTTTAAAGAAAGAGAAATTGGGCAACTATTATGATTTTTAGGTTTTCCATCTCTTATATCTTTCTTTGTTACCTTTATTTTATATTTCATTAATGCTCCTTATAACTTACTTGTTTAACTTTACGACTCCAACAAGCACGACAGCTACCACACTTACCACCCTGCTTATACGCAGGACACTCGTGACCTATTGGTTTTTTATTTTTATGTACAGTAGATGTCCACTTCCAAAACTTCGGTGGTTGCCCATCTATTTTAATACCACTAACACGCAGTACTAAATTCTTTGGTATGTCTTCTTCTTTAATTCTGCTTATAATCTTATACTCTCTAGTAGCTAACCAATAATTTATATGTGGTGTGAGTTCACACACCTTAAATATTTTCATTAAATGTTCGTGAGATTGTATATCTCCAGAGTCAAACCAACGGTGAAAAAGCCTTGATTTATCTAGCCTTTTGTACTTTTGGGTCAGTAGCTCTGCCATATAATCTACCCATTCTGGTTTTTTAATTGCATTCAATCTTATTTTGTGTGCGTTAGCTACAACAGGATATAAATAATGTCCATTCAATGCATAACATTTATTACAAATAGTTCCTTCTTGTTCTGCAAGTATACTACCTGTCACACATTTCTTTGCAGAGATACCCCAAGCATATGACGGCATTTTACTTGGGTTAGATAGTGTGCCTATCTTTTTTTCAAGTTCTTTTATTTTCATAGTTTTTCCAGTAATCTTTCAATGATATATTTTGTATTTAGATTCTTTAATGTACCACAATTATAATGATAGGTCAAGTCATCATGTATTTTAGAAACATACTCTGGTTCTGCATCAGCTAATTCACATACTAATTTAAATTGTTTCTTGTTTGGATTTATAAAAGTTTTAGCTTGGTCTTGTAATACTTTTATTTCACTCTTACTAATAGAGCCATGACTTCCTAAATGCCCAACGCTATCTAAAAAAGCACGAAGTAATACTGCCTTTGCTAAATCTTTTTGTCCAGAGCCTGTATGTTCTGTTAAATAATGTGTATCTTTATTTAATGTTTTCATTGTATTCTCCTTGACTTATTGTTAAAAGTATGATATACTGTCGTGGGTTCTTGGGGAGGCTAGTATATATACTACAGTTTAAAGTCTTCCCCATTGTTATTTGATAACCAATAATGTGTATGAGTACATAGGGCAACATAAGATTTATGTTTATCTAATAATAAATCCTGCAATTCTAAACTATGACTTCTTATAATACTACCACTATTTAAATATATATTTATCCAAGCATCCCATTGATGAGAATCTATACGCACAGATTTAATATCTTTTTTAGTAAATTTAATTATATGTGTATTTCCTAATTTCATTTTATTTCCTTTTGTTAATGGGGAGCATTACACCCCCCATAAATATTAGCTATTGTACTTGATTTGCTACACCTTGATGATAGTAATATAAAAATTCATTACTCTGTATAAAATTTCTAACTTCAAAATCTCTATCTTCATTACTTCTAATAGAATCTCTTTTGGAAGTTTCAATCTTATAGTCTTTGCTATCTCGTTTGCCTATCTTAACGGCTCGTTGATTATGAGAACTATAATTTGTTAAAGTATTATACACATCATACAATGTTGATTTAGTATTATCAGTTTCCAATAGTTCATTAAGTAAGTGGTACTTACCATCAGAATTATTAGAGAACTTTCTAAATAATTTTTCAACATCTCGTCTACCTAACTCAACACTTTGATATACCTCAACTGTATTCTTTAAGTTATCAAATGTTTTGTTTAGATGTTTAAGTTTATCAAATGAATCACCAACATTAAAATTACGAACATGTTTTTTTATAGATGAATTAATATTTTCAAATGATTTCATACCATTTGCACATATTAATCTTAAAAACATGGCTCTTAATTGATATACTATTGAAGCATCATAGCTAGATATAACTTCAATGCCAAGTTTTAGTTTGTCATTGTTGTCATAGTTCATAGAGTATGTACCAAAATCTCCTGTATCTCCAAACATAATTCTTAATCTCATGTAGTTTAAGTCTGGTGATACTTTAAATTTAAGTGAAGCATCATTTATATCTATGTTATACTTGTCAAGTGCGTCAGATAGTCCCACTAGTATTCTTTCATATGGGATTAGCTGATAGTTCGCACCATGTAAGTGTATTGCCTTGTTATTTTCTGTATCAAGTACAGCATAACTAGGTTTGTTCAATACAAAATCACTTTCAACAGAGTTTAATTGTCGCAGTTCAACTGGAGTTATACTATGTTGATACTGTGTTTCGTATTGTTCCTTTAGTCTATTGACTAATGCACTCATTGTGTTTCCTTATTGTTGTTATTTATTTTAAGGGGTACACTATTAATTTAATGTATCCCCAAAAATAAATTAATTATTATCTTCTATTCTTATTACTAAATTTATTTCTCTTTCATTTCCTGTTAATTTATTATCTGTCATATAAACTTTTGAGTTAGTAAATTGTATTCTATTATGTTTATCTATAACTTTTATTTTTATTGGTTTTCTGGTTACAAGACAGTTACCATTTACACCATATAATATCCATTTTAAATCGTTCCACTCTAATTCTAATGCAGATATACTATTATATTCTTTCTTAATATTTTCTAAATCTTCTATCATAAATTCCTTTTAATTAATTAAAAAGGCTAGGCGATTGCTCGCCTAACCCTGTGTATTTATTAAGAAGCAAGACTAGTTACTTTAGAATTTTCATAAAGTATTCTAGCTTGTATCTTTTCATCTAGTGTTTGCTTTGGTTGCCCAATGTTATCAGTTTGGTCAGCAAGATTGTCAATAGATATGACAACATCAGTTCCAAACTTATCAACTAAAATTTCTGGATTAATATTCCAATTAATTTTAGGGTGGGAAGCATACTTCTCAACCTGTGAAAACTTTGTCATCAGTTTAACACCTGCTTCAAAGACTTTAACTTTTGCAAGAATAACTTGAAGCCATTTAGTGTGCTTCAAAATTACATCTTGCTTGGCTTGAATCATTATTTCAAACTTGGCAAACTCCAAGTCAGAACAAGGTATTGCCCTTGAACGACAACCCCCCGTACCTATGATGTGAAGTTGAAACTTATCTTTACATTTTTGGAAATGATTAGTTCCACCTTGCTTACCAGATAAGAAGTCGTAGTTATCATTACGACATTGAGATAAATAAGGATTACTTTTATAACCCCTATTAGTTGCTTCAACATTATTAATATCGTTCTCAATGTTGCAATCTGGATTTAATCCTACCTTCTTCATATCTTCACGATACATAGCATAGGCAAAATTTTTACCATTATTACTACTTCCACTATGATAACCAGAGCCATAATCACCACCTGTATCTCCATCTAATTCAAATGAAAAGTGTTTTGATTTTTCTACTTCGTCATCATATTTATCAAGAACTTTAGGTGCGTCTGTTACTTTCATAAAGAAGCAACTGTCAGTACCTACTGCATCAACAGTATTATATTCTTTTTGATAGAAAGTTAAACTTCTATCTCCGAATATATGCTCTGGTTTGAATCTTCTTTGAACAACTTTAGTCATAGTTTCAAAGGCAGAATCAATAGCTTCCGTTGCATCTTCTCTTGCACCCAAAAAGTCTTGCTTTTCTGGGCAGTCTTTTTC